AATAAGAAATCTTCTTTTTCAGTGGATCGTTGGCTTGATAGTTTCTCCTAATCGACAAAACAGTTCTTGATGATTCTTCGATGGTTACAATATATGGAAGTTTAATTCCAGTTTCAGTACCATCATCTAATCGATCTTCAAAACCTTCTATGTCTAAATTAACATGACATTCGATTAATGTGTATATGTCTTCGTTGTTCGTTCTTCTTTCACCTGCAAGTTCTCGTTCTTTTTTCTCAACATCAGTTTCTTGATCATAAGTTTTAGGAAGTTCAATATCTCTATAAAATCCTCCAACTTGTTGTTTTCTTAAATCGTTTTCAGAAATTTTAATTACATGCATGACTGCATCCGCATCGTCTAATGAGGTAGCCGAATACGGAACAATCAAATCGTCTGCAGGTACAAACTTGGAGACGGCTCTACCTAAAAGATCATCGTAATAAACTTTTTTAAAAGCAGAGCCAGACAGGGGTAGATGGAAAAGCATTTGATCAAACTCAGGTTCATATTCTTTCATTTTGAACATGAGTTGATAGTTCATAAATTCTTGTACTCTTTGTGATTGTTGTTCTTTTTGTGCTGTTACATTACCAATAACTCTTGTTCGAACAGGGCCGTCCGCTGGTAATAATTCTTTATAAGCTTGTGATTGAAAGTTAGTAACGGCTTCTGCAAGTACTGGGTGTGAAACACCTGAAGCACCTTTAAACGGTTCTGTTCTTTCATTGTATTTAAATCCTAATAAATCTAAACCTTGGATGTAAGACTTTTCCCAATCTTGTCTTGACATTCTATTATCTTGGTATTGTTTTTGTAACTCTGAACCAATTGGAACTAATACATCTTCAGGTAATAATTCTGCTAAATTATCAAAATGATTTTCAGTGTCAGGTTGGTTAACGGCACCTGGTTCAAAATTTACTTCAGCACCACCATCTTCAGTAGGGGTAACTGATACGTCGCCTGGTACAGGAATATCTGCTTGTTCTTCAAATATTTCTTGTTGAACGTTTTCAGGATTTTCAATTTTAATAGTCTTCTCAACTTCGTTGGGAAGTGACTTGTCTATTTCTGCCATTAATTTTCTCCAATCGTACTGTTTTAACTTGTTTTGATTTAATATTCAAGCCCTGAGGTGTTGGCCCTGACTTGGGTGGAACGGTTCTAGTTAGTCTTTTTACCATTAATAATAAATATGTTTTTCTTTTATAATTGGCTCGTCTTCATAATCTTCAGGATGTTGCATTAAGCCACCTTCCCTAAATCTCCTAATTGCCTGTGTGGTGCTATCGACTAAGTCATCATTTTCACCAAATGGAAATGATGCACATTCTTCAATAACCTCTTGAGCCCACTCTTCTTTTTTAGGAGCCCAAATGCATCCACTTTCTAAAAGTGGTGCAATACTATTCACCCGCGCATGTTTGTCGTTTCCTCTACTTGGAGTAAAATTAACAACAGGGATTCCCATTCTTCTTAACTCATAAGTTAATGGAAGTCCAGAAGCTTTCGATTCTATAATAACCGTTTCAGGTTGCCAATATTTATATTGTTCTAAAGCAACTCGTCGAAGTTCTGGAAACTCAAATCGATCTTTTACTGCATCTAACAATATTAATTGTTTACCTTTATCCTCTAATGAAAACACACCCCAGGTAGTAATTGCTGAATAGTCTGCAGTTTCTTTTTTCAAAAAAGCAGTATCATAACTTTGAATCACATGTTCTAATGGAGGTAGTTGTGACGATTCCCAATTTTTCCACCACTCTCTTTTTAAAATTGCACCTTCTTCGGATGTTGGATTTTGCATCCATTGTGCATTCCATTTTGTAATACTTAAAGATGATTTTACTTTTTCTAGTTCTTCTTTTTTCCAATACTGTGGCCAGAGTGCTTTATTGTTTGGAAGGATTGCAGGAAACTCTATCACTTCCCATTTATCAGAATTTTTTCCTGATTGTGCATTGATCAGTTGTCCTGTCAAATCATTTTTAGCCCAACGCGTCATAACCAAAATAATAGCTCCGCCTGGTTGTAAACGTTGACGTGGCCCTGATGTATACCACTCATATGTTTTTTCAAATGAATCTTTTGATAAAATAGTTTGCTCTGAATGTGGGTCGTCAATAATTAATAAGTCCGCACCACGACCTGTAATCGCACCACCAACACCAGCCGCATAATATTCTCCGCCTTGTGCAGTTTGCCATTTACCAGCAGCTTTAGAATCTTCTTGTAATGTTGTTTTAAAAATTTCTCTATACTCTGGAGAGTCAATAATATTTTTTGATTTACGTCCAAATAAAATTGCTAATTCTGCGGTGTGCGTTGTTTGAATGATTTTTAATTTTGGATTTACACCAACCATAAATGCAGGAAGGTATACAGATGCAAATTCGGATTTCGTGTGCCGTGGAGGCATATTAATAATTAATCTTTTTAATTTACCTTGAGCAATTTGATTAAATTTTTCTGCAACTTCTTTATGATGGTTACCTTCAATAAATTCTGGCCAAACATGTTTTACAAAATGTAAAAAATTTTTTTGAGCTTTTTCTACTTTAATAGCTTCTTGCCACTGCAATAAAGTTTTTTGAAACTCTTTTCGAACAGGGTCTGGTAATTTATTAAATTTCTCTAAGTCTATACTCATATGGTACCAAAAAGTTTTCCGCGTACATTTGTATGTAAAATCGACTATATACAGATATATCTAGGATCCCTATATTATATATTGTAAATCATAAATAAAAAAAGTTCAAATTTTCAAATCGTTCTGGTACCTCTATTTTTTTTCTGTTGGTGGGGTTAGGGGGCGTGCTTGCCCCGCCCTTCACTATGTCTCTGGTCACAATTGTGTGACATAAATGTCACTGCGACAATATGCGTATTGACATAGTAGCTATGCGTTTCACGCATATCAGTTATGCAAAAATAACATTGAATTATTTCGTCATTCCGTGCGATACTGTTTACAGAAAGCGAGGTAATAAATATGGAAAAACAAGTTGTTTATTTGATTGTTAGATCTGACAAATCTTGTCTTAGAAACGGAATACCAAATTTCTGGACATTTGAAAACAGACACTTTAGCAACCACGCGACAGCTACAAAAGTAGCTGATGCGTTAAACGCTGGTCAATTAGATGTGTCGGACGAACAAGACAAATTCTATTCTGTAGCTTCGGCTAACGTTCCAGCAAACTTCTTGCCTAAGAAAGCGCAAGACTAACTTAACAGGGGGGCTCAGCCCCCCAGAAAGGATGAAAGATGAAGTTAGAAAAGAATGGGTTCGTGGTTACCTTTAAAACCGAAGCGGAAGTGGTGGAATATATGAACCGTCACATCCCAGAAGAGAAGCGACTTCTTTACCTAGGCTTCTTCATCGCCAACAATTACATTGCGGCGAGAATGGAAGCTGAGGGACTAGAAATAGTCAAGAAGAAATAGCAAGACGCGCGGGTCTTGTCCGACCAGCCGAGGCGATGAAAGTCGCCTCGGTTTTTTTTATGTGGTTGTTTTTTAAGGGTGGGGGTAGGACACGGGCCCCACCCATAAAGTCCGCGACTGTTGTAATTATGCAATACCATATCTTGTGTGTGTGATAAATATACAACGCTATTAGTAGCGTGATTAAAATGCCACACCACAATATCTTGTGGTCGGCGGTTCGGGGGCAACACTAGATGTAGTTATGCATATTTTGCATGTAGTAGAAATGTCACAATAAAAAAAGTTATTAACAATGCATTTTTTTGTTTTTTTCTTTGTTAAATAATATATAACTGTATTTGCCTATCTTGTAGGTATTAGAAAGTTATAATTATGAAACATAATGATATACATAACCTGTCGCAATTTGATTACGATGTTGTGCCTATGGAATTAAAAATTCCAGACCCAGTTAACCCTGGTGAGTTTTGCAACAATGCAATCAATAAACAGGTTCTAATACGTAAAGGCAAAAATGGCGTTGCGTCATCAATTGTTGGCGTTCCGTCTGATAAATACAAATCTCAAAATACTTATGAAATTTTATCTAAGTATAATGAGGTGTTGTCTGATAATCTTGATTGCTCTGATGTTACAGTTACCGATCAGATATTAGACGGCGGTAGAAAAGCTAGAAGGTCAATTATCTTCAATAAGTACCAGTTCGAAGTTACAGAGAATGAAAAAATTGCTCTGAAATTAGATCTGTTTAATTCATTTGATGGTAGTTGGCCGTGGTTCTCAGCGTTTGGCGCGTTAAACTTTGTATGTATGAATGGTTTAGTTAGCGGCCAGTTTGCAATGGTCATAACTAAAAAACATACAACTGGTTTTAGTTTAAATTCTGAAATTGCTAAAATCAGCAACGCGGCTCAGATGTTTAAAAATGATGCTCAGAAGTTTCAAAAATGGTCTTCAAAAAAGGTCAGTTGGAATGAAGTATCTGAGGTTGTAAAACAGACCCTGGCAAAAAAACCAAAGTCATTCAAAGCTAGAGCTTTGAATGAGCCCGACGGTCACTCTGAACCAGTTCTGGAATATATCCTTCGTGAATCAGCAAGGCTATGTAACGGTTCAGTGAGATCAGCACGTCAAGAACCTACAGTTTGGGACGTGTACAACGCGGCTACACATTGGTCTACTCATAACAAAGAGTTGAGATTGAAAAAAGTTGACCCTTCAGCTAGAAAATCTCAGTTAGATTATGAGGTTACGGATATCCGTAAAAATGCGGGTGTTCACAATGTTAACCGTGAGCGTGAAATAAAAGTTGCTAACATGTTGATCAGTCAACCGTGGCAACAAATGGCGGCGTAAATTAATTAAAATACCTACAAGTAGGCACGTCGCTAAAAACGGGAAGAGAAATCTTCCCGTTTTTTTTAAAATTTTTTATATATAGGGTGGGGGTAGGTCACGGGCTTTCCCCACCCAAACTCTGTCCCTTGTGATTTGTCAAGAAATAAATTGTCGCAGGGTGTGACAATTTGCCGAATTATTTAATTTAATTTGTGCGTGGTTCGTGGTACAAAATAAGTCCCCGCCGTGATTAGTTAACAGCGATGTATAACCTGGAGCGGTTGGGATTTTGGCTTGTGAGCGCCAAAGGTTTCGTTCATTAACTTGTTAAACCAGCGCTCGCAAAACAACAGAGAAAGGAAAACATATGTTAAAATTTACAAAGCCAGGTAAATTGTTGAACATAGACAACAATGCCAAAACTGTGAAGGGTCAAAAATATGGAGTTAAAACCGCGATTCTATACATGGCGCCCGCAGATCTTAGCGGTTTCAATTTATGTGCGATGGCCTCGGACGGTTGCAAGTTTGCTTGCTTAAATACCGCAGGTCAGTCAATTTATCCAAGCGTTCAACTTTCGCGAATTAATAAAGCAAGATGGTATATGCAAGAGCGAGACACGTTCCTTGAGCAATTAGCGAAGGAACTTACGAACTTCGTTAAACGGTGCGAGCTTGAAGGTTATTTGCCCGCGGTTCGTTTAAATGGAACTTCGGACATACCTTGGGAAAATAGCGGAATAATGCAAAAGTTTCCTCAAATAAATTTCTATGATTATACAAAATATTATAAACGGGCTGTTAAATGGGCAAGCGGTAAAATGCCAAAAAATTACCATATCACTTTCTCACTAGATGAGGAGAACCACCCTGAAGCTTTTAAAGTTTTAAAAAGAGGCGGGAACATTGCCGCGGTATTTCGTAAAGCTTTGCCAAAAAAATACAAAGGGTATCGGGTCATTGATGGTGATAAGTCCGATATTAGATTTCAAGATAAAAAACAAAGCATTGTAGGTCTTATAGCTAAAGGGAAAGCTAAGAAGGACGAAACAGGTTTTGTATTAGATGCAGTTTCATAATATAACTTACATGGGATGTTCGAAGCGAGAGGGGAGAACATCCCGCCCTCATTTAGGGGGGAGATATATAGGGTGGGGGTGGGACACGGGCTATCCCCTCCCTCTTTTTTTAACGGCGATTGTCAAGTGAATTATTGTCGCACCACAATATGTTGTGTCAATGTTACATGTTGCCGCACCACGAACAGTGGCTCGTTGTTTCACGTGAAACATTCACGGGTGGGTGTTGGTAGACGGGCTTCCCCACCCAATTATAGTATCGATAAATATTTTTGTATTTCGTCAAATGACGACGCTACGTGGTTCGGGGTTTTAAATCCTTCTTTCACAAGATCGTGGATAGATGTGCTTTTAAAAAGTTTCGTGGTTCGGTGTTTAAGAGAAAAAACAATGATAAAAGCATTGCCAGGATGCTGTGTATGCCACGCAATTTGGTGTGGTCGAAACGAGATTGAATTTACGTTTGTTAACTTAGCTTCGACTGTGAAGAAATGCATGTTTTTGTTGTATCCCAACAGATCGGGAACGCCTGGAACAGCAAGATTTTCAATTCTATTCCACAAAATATCGGGAGTATGTAACCGTAATTTTTTAATTAAATCTTTCTCTTTTTTCATGTTCAAAATTAAATTAACAGAAAGGTAAAAATTTTTAAATATTTTTTATTAAGTGCTTTACAATAACGTACTTTATGGTATTAGTTTTATAGAAATAAATAAAGGAGAAATTATGGAAACTAAAATGAAATCAAAAGTTATTACCATAACAGATACTCAAAACAGAGTAGACTTTTGGGCAAAAGAAATTGAAAATTTTTTCAAATTCAAACATGAGTTATTGGAAAAATATATTGAACTGTATCCAGAAGTTTTAGAAAAATTTAGATCTGAAAAGTTAGTCAATCATTATACAAGAGCCCGATCACATTATGCACCAGGTTCTTACAGTATGACGGACGGTGACTACTATGAAGATCGAATGAAGAAAGAAATACTAACCCAACTACAATCATAGGAGCCAATATGCTAGAAGATAAACACTGCCAAGTTATTCTTAAACATGAGGATGATCAAGTTAATGACATTCTTATGGATTTTGACATCATACTGCGAACGAATGATACAAGAAAGAAATATGTGTCATTTGATATTTATGATTACAAAAATCACGATTTAATTTTTTCACATACATTTAAAAACAAAGCGAGGTAGGATGATAAAGAAAAAAGAAAAATGGACAGATGAAGAAAATAAGTTAGCGTCTATGTTGGCGTGGATGTGTTGCCATGCTGATGATGATTGCCCAAGCGAATACAGATCAAAACACTTTAGAAGCCATTTAGATGATGCTGTTGAATATTTAGAAAAATCTGGGTGGTATGATTATAACCAAAAGCGAGGGAAAAATGATTAATACAATTGAAGATAAAATAGATCTTAAAATCAAATCTCTGTGGAATGACCTAAGAAAGCACTCATGGCATAAACGAAATGGTGACATCATGAGTTATTGGTACAGTTTTGAAGTAGAACAATTTAAAATTAAATGTGAAGTTCTTAGGGTTTTAAAACAATTAAGGAGAAAGCAATGAGTAAAAAATATTCATCAATTCAAAGATGGGATATATTTCCAAATCGATACAGAGTTAAAAATTACCAAGATCAAAAATGGGAGTATATTGAGAAAGACAAAGGTAAATGGATTTTTAAAGGAATTCCATTTCCGAATGCTACGGTGCTAAGACAGTGGTTAAATGTTGAAAATCAAAAAACAGGAGAAAGCAATGAGTAAAAATATATTAGTTAAATTTCACTGCCAGATTGGTGAACATGAGCATATTGATTATCACCTATTTCATAAGAAAAAAAGTGAATGGGGTTATTGTAAAGAGTTTTGGGGCATTAGTAAAAAAGACAATGTAGGTCTCAAGGACTTAACTTTTTGGGATGATCATATGGAAAATGCAATATCAGTTTATTCTGAAATCGAATTGACAGATGAACAAACCAAAACTTTAAAAGAGTTGGGGGTTGTGTACTGATGTCAGAGATTAGAATAAAATATTTTGCAGAGGAACGTCAATGCGAAATGTGTAAACAATACCATGATCTAGATTTAGGTTTTTTAAATATTGCAGAAATTTGTGATGGTACAGATCAACGAATGGATGCATATGAAAAGAAACACAAAGTAGATCTTACTAACTATTGGTGCGCAGAATGCGGAAGTAAAGCACTAAAACAAATAGAGGAGAATGCATGAGTAAAAAACTAAACATAAAAAGAAATATGAAAAAACATTTAAGGTGGGCGTCTGGTCAAATTTTATCTACGTTCTTACCAGAGGACTTTGATACGTGGACTAAACGTAAGCTTGATAATTTCTTAGAAAAACACACTTCAGAATTAGTCGAGTATTGGCCTGCTGAGAGCATCTGGGAACAGATT